TGACTGTATGCAATGCCATTGATGATAGGCACTTCCAGAAAGCCATGCACTTCCCACCCGTACTTCTTAAGATTAAAGTCAGAGTAACCTATCAGTCCTTCTAGTTTCCTATCGGATTCAATAGCTCTCTCTATCCGTTCTTCATGGTTACCGATAAGAAATATCTTCTTAGGTTTCCACACCTTCTTACGGTTAGCTCTCTGTCTCTTCTGCTCTTCGATGATAGGCTTCATGAATGTATCCATGCCTAAGTTACCAGCTTTGATATCTTCATTGTATGTCCTACCTTCAAACGCTTTCTTACCTACGTCATACACACTGAGGCTAGGCATGTCCCAATGATCTCCTAGATGTACGATCACATCGGGCTTAGTCTTGACAGCGTAGTGTCCTGCCCATTCTAAATGCTCAAACGAATGGTTAGGTTTGCACTGCGTGTCTGGGATAACTAAGTGTCTCATGTAGTTCTCTCCAGTAGTTGTAAATAATAGACCGCATCTATTACTACCAATGGGTCTGACTTGTTCTGCTTGATAACCAACACAGGTTCTCTACCTTCAGGACAGTTATCCTTAGCTTGAGCATAATAATTATACACAGCTATTGAATCCCTTGACTTACACTCTACTGATATGTTGAGCCTGTCACCTGCTGATTGAGAGAAGAGGATGTCCTCCCCTCCTGCACCCATGCTGGTTGATCTTACATCGTCTTTGGAAAAGGAAAAGAGTTCGAGGATTTGATCTCGGAACCATTGCTGGAGCTTTCTTCCTTTTGCTTTTGCACTTTGGGTTTTGATTTTCTTCTCCTAATGTTTAAGAACTTGTTTAACCTAACCCTCTTCATCTTAGTTATCCAACCTTTTGGTATGTGTAACCTAGAGTTAGACTGGTCAATAGAGTATGCTGCAGCTAGTGTGATTGCTGAACTATCTTCAGCTACTACAAACCCTATACTTAATACAGGGTGTATGTCCGTCTTACCTAGAGGTTCCCACCCTGAGTCAGACAACGCATCCCACCATTCAATGTAGGCTATTTCTGGAAACTCTTTGGTGTCCAAATCTGCCCATGTTTTCTTCTTATCCATAGTAGCTGTGCTCTTTCAGTTAATGTATCAATGTCATCTTCGTATGCTTCTAACACTGCGTCAAACAAGTCCTGCTCATCAACTAAATCTTTAAGTATCTTCTCTGCTTTCTTTGGTCCGATACCTTTAAGACCTTGGATGTTATCAACCCTGTCACCTGTCAGAATCTGAATGTAAAAATTCTTTATTGCTTCTTCTTCAGTAACATAATACAAGTCTTGCTTTACAAAGTTATAGTGCCAACCACGTAGCATGTTCAAGTCTTTGTCAATAGACATGACGCATGTTGTATCTACGGGGGAATCATATACTGCAATACCAATAGCATCGTCTGCCTCCTGCCCTTCAATCAGTTCAAAGCACCACTTATCCAACAAGTATTCTCTAAGGGCATCATAGTGAATAGGTTTACGTGCGTTCTCACGATTGCCCTTGTATTTATTCTCGGTGGATATCTCTGACCTGTAGTTAGAACTCCCCGTGATGTACCCAGAGTAAGTATCAACACCATCAACAGACAATAGCTCATCAATAAAGTGACCCATCCTACTGATAGCAAACTTCTCTTCTTCTGGATCATCAACGGAGAATCCTATGCGATACACAAGGATGTCTCCGTCAATGAGAGCTTTGACATTCTGCATTGACGGAGTATCCATTTAGAGTGCCTCTTCTATGTTGTCATCCAGAGCAGTCTCATCAACAGAGTACGACACGAGGTCAGTAATCACTAGCTTGTTGATACCTGCGGACACACCTGCCTTACCTTTGAACTGGTAAGCGTATGGTTTAATCCACGCTACTCCTTTAGACCCGTTACCTACCTTACCTTCAATGCCTGAACCATCTGACATCTCAGTACGGATAGGATACTTCTTAGACTTGGCGACGATATAGAAACCTTTATCATCTTTCCGTTTCACTTGAATACCTGCGTCCTCTAGTGCAGACACAGCACCATCAGATAGGTTACATAGATCAACCTGATACTTCTCTGACATCTGGTTAGGTGTATCAAGGAAAGCCCACATGATATCGGCTTTTACCTTTATCGGTTTTAAGTCTTGCATTTTACTTCTCCTTAGTGTGTTGCTGCCCAATTAGTACCTATTTTATACTCGCCATTGAGTGGACAGCGTAGCCCTAGTGCGAGTCCTGCATCCCGAATTGCCTGTACACCAAGCTGGCCTACAGATTCGGCATGTTCTTTCTTAGTCTCTATCTGCCACTCATCATGAACATTAGCAACAAACGAGCCTTGCATTATACCACATTTTAGTTTCTCATGCAATAGTATCAATGCTTTTTTCATACAAATACTTCCTGCTGCCTGCAGTAAAGTGTTAAGTGCGGAGTGCTGATGACGTACGTGTAGCTTACGACCATCAAGAGCAGGTAACCAACCACGTTTAGATAACCTACGAACCTTATCCTTCAATGCATGTAGAGCAGGTGTACCATCAAGGAAGCTAGCTATTAAGTTAACTCCTTCAGCTTCACCTCCGCCTACAATAGCACCTACCTTAGCAGGTCCAGCACCATACAGAAAAGCATAGATAAAAGTCTTAGCTTGATCTCTGTTTTGTAGACCAGCAGTAACCATGTTCTTTGTATGGATGTCACCTTCCAGTATCTCACGAGTGTATTCATCGTCACGCATGTAGTGTGCAAGCATACGTAACTCTAAACTAGACGCATCAATACCTACCAGTACATTACCTTCCTCTACTGTCCAACAGCTACGACACTCAACACCATACGGACTACCTACACGTGGTACTTGTGCCATGTTAGGACTGCTGTGTGTCATTCGTCCTGTGACTGCTCCGTTCGTGATGACTTTACCGTGTACCCTGTCGGTGTTATCCGCATAGTCAATCCATTTCTCAACTTGAGCCACCCGTTTCTGTATGAGTAGGTATTCTTCAATAAGTCTAGCTTCAGGTCTTTTAATAGTTGCCAATACTTTCTCATCAACGATCACCGATCCTTTCTCTGTGCGTTCCTTAGGTTGCCAACCAAGAGCCATCAATCGTTCTGCTATTTGCTTGCGTGAACCTGGGTTGAACACTTCTACTTTGTCCTTCAACCTGTTGCCAGTCTTTCTGCTGTACCTACGTGTTACAACAGGTCTGAAAACTTCTTGTAGTTCTTCCTCAATTTGGTGTAGTCTTTTCCTCCAGTCTGCCAGAAGTCCAGTTGCTTTCTTAACATCAAGTTTGAATCCTGCTTCTTCTTGCTCCTTGATAATCGTGGCAACCTGATGCTCAATATCAACTGACTCACCCCAATCCAATAGATCAGTAGCAAGACGCTTATATAATGTCTCAGTGACTGATACATCCTGCTTACAGTAACTGACCATCTCTTCAGTAAGTCCACCATCAAAGTCTTTGAACTCATCCTTGTAGTTTCCCAATCTTAGACCCCAAGACTTGAGCGAGTGACCGCCCTCCCTCTGTGGGTTTTGTAGTCTTGACATGACCAGAGTATCTTTTAGTTGATGCTTGCTTGTGTCTATACCCCATCTCTTTTTTAGAACTGGGGCATCGAAACCTATGATATTGTGACCGATCAGTATGCTTTCTTCTGCCAGATATTCTTGTAACGGTGCTGCCTCTGTCCATAGTTGTACCCCTTGCGTGGTTAGGTTCTTAGTAACAGCACACCATATCTTAGATGCTGTGCTGTCAGTCTCAATGTCAATAACAATCTCTCTCATAAGTCTACGTCCTGTGTGTCATCAATGATTAGCTTGTACTCATACAAACCATTACTGACATACCGTTTCTCCACTGTATACCCACCGAACTTAGCTTTCCTAAAGTCTCTCAGTGCTGAACTAGCACTAGCTTCAGGTGTACCAGACACGTCAGATACTTCTCTAAGAGTCCGCCACTTACCATCCTTCATCAGTTCAAAGATACGGTTCATGCGTCCAGTTAATCTAACGTTGTCTCGCTCGTGGTCGTAGTC